TCCGCGCTTGAACAGCGCGCGGTTAGGTTCGTCCGCCTGCTCCGCGCCCTCGGCTTCGATGATGTCATCGACTTCGATGAAGCGTTGATCCGTGATGACGCACGCATCATTCCTTGACGGGTGACCCCCCTTAGTGGAGGGGAGTCGCCTTCCTGACCGCACCCTTTATAAAGCGCCCATAGTCCCAATCGCGCCCCGCGCCCCACCCCCTGGAGGCATTGAAATGACAGCAGCCCATCGCGGCGGCGCCGGCAAATGTGCTACCTGCGCACATGCGCAGTTAGTCGCCATCGACGCCGATCTAGTGGCTGGGGTGCCCTACCGGCAGCTGGCGAAGCGGTACGGGATCTCCACGCGGTCGCTGCTGAGGCATAAGAACGCACACCTGGGCAAAGAGGTGGTGGCGCTACCTAGCACGCATCTGACCGAGGCATCCAGCGCCTTGTCGGCCCTGACTCGGGTCGAGACGTTGTACGCCGGGCTGGCTGCGCTCTGGGACGTGGCGGCGGCCGACCTGCAGTCGGGCGCGATGCTCGCCATAGCCCGTGAGATAAGGGCCAACATCGAACTGCTGGCCAAGCTGACGGGCGAACTCAACGAGAAGCCTCAACACCTGACATTGAACCTGCTGGCGAACGACCAGTTCTTTGAGGTCGTGAAGGTGATCCTCGAGTCGTGGGAAGACCACCCGGAGGCCAAGCGGGCGCTGATCCAGCGGCTCCGAGTGCTGAATGAGGAGGAGAAATGAACGCGCTCCTGCAGGAGCTGGGGCGTGCGCTGGACCCCGTCCAGCTCTGCTACGCGATTGGCATGAACCCCGACCCCTGGCAGGAGGACGTCCTCGGCAGTGACCATCCCCGCATCCTGCTGAACTGCTCGCGGCAGAGCGGGAAGTCATCGGTAGCGGCGCTGCTGGCCGTTCACACGGCGCTCTACGAGCGGAACAGCACCGTCCTGCTCCTGTCCCGCGCCCTACGGCAAGCCCAGGAGCTCTTCAAGGTCTGTCTGGCCGACTACCGAGCCCTTGGCCGGCCGGTGCCTGCCGAGGCGGAGAGCGCGCTATCGCTGACGCTTGAGAACGGGAGCCGGATTGTAAGCCTCCCTGGCAAGAGTGGGGCCACCGTCCGCGGCTTTGCCAAGGTTCGCCTGCTGGTTATTGACGAGGCATCCCAGGTCGAGGACGAGTTGATAACCGCGCTGCGGCCCATGCTGGCGGTCTCCGGGGGCCGGATGATCGCGCTCTCGACGCCCTACGGCAAGCGTGGCTGGTGGTGGGACGCCTGGGCGAACGGCGGCTCGGCGTGGAAACGGGTCCAGGTGACCGCCGACGAGTGCCCGCGCGTCGGCCAGCACTACCCCGGCGGCCGGGACGAGTACCTGCTGGAGGAGCGCCGTGCTCTGGGCGCGCGGGGGTTCAGGCAGGAGTTCTTCTGCGAGTTCAACGAGCAAAACGACCAAGTCTTCGGGGAGGAGATCGTGGATCGGGCGTTCAGCCGCGAGATCAAGGCCCACTCGGGCGGAATCCACCGCCTCAAATGACCCGCAACTGGGTTATCGGGATTGATCCGGGTCTGAGCTACGACTACACGGCCATCGCCTTAGTCGAGCGCTCCCAGCAGTGGCACGCTCGGAACCTGGCCGGCACGCTGGCCCGAGAGGATGTTCATCACGTCCAGTATCTCTATCGGTGGGATTTGGGCACCCCGTACCGCCAGATCATCAGCGAAATCGGCGTATGGATGCAGGAAGAGGACCTTCGGGACGCCTGCATCGTGATTGACGCCACCGGGGTCGGCTACGAGGTCGCCCAACTCTTCCTACAGGCCCACCGCGAGCGGCGCCTCGGCCACTTCGGGCCCCGCCCCTACGTGATAACCCCCGGCCGCGAAACCACCAACAGACTGGTCCCAAAACGGGAACTAATCGGAAAACTGACCACCCTCATGGAGTCTGACCGGCTGAAAATCGCGGATGAGTTGGAGTTGGGGGAGCAGTTGCGCCATGAATTCCGCTCTTTGCGGATCAAACCGACCCCCACTGGCCAGGATAGCTACGAATCGGCCCGCGAGAAGGATCACGACGACATCGTCCTCGCGGTCGCCCTGGGTTGCTGGTTCCGCCACACGTTGACCCAGCCGCGGCTACTGGAGCCCGTAAAAGAGGAGCTAATTGCCGCTACCTGAGAGTTCTGGCGACCTTCTTTGGCCCCCCGCTGAGTGGAAGCACGTTTATTCCCGCTACCACGAGCACGCGGCGTGGTTCTCGGGCAACCCCAACCAGCTGGCCTCTGTCTACTACGCGATGGGCAGCCGGCCACAGGGCTTCTGGCGGACCAACTTCGACCGCTTTTGGGCTCGGACCCCCGCTCCTCAGACGCGACTCATGCTCCACAAACCGCTGGCGGCTACCCTGGCATCGGTTAGTTCAGACCTCCTCTTCGCGGAGCCGCCCGACTTCGTGATCCCCGACGACAGCGGCGACGACGGGACAGTCCAGGACCGCCTGAACTACCTGGTCACAACCGAGGCCATCGTGAGGACCCTCAGCGAGCTGGGGGAGACGGTGGCAGCCCTTGGCGGCGGCTTCCTGCGCGTGATCTGGGACAAGGAGTTCGAGCCAGACCACCCCATGCTCATGGCGGTCGACGCCGACGCCGCCATCCCCGAGTTCCGCTGGGGCCGGCTGATTGGCGTCACCTTCTGGACGATCGTCCAGGGCCAGGAATACCTCGGAGGCGCCGGGCTGGTCTCAGACGACAAAGCGGTCTATCGCCTGCTCGAACGCCACGAGCCGGGGTACATTCTGACCGGGCTCTATCAGGGCACAAGGGATCACCTTGGGGTCAGGGTGCCGCTGGACTTTCTGCCTGGGATGCCCTCGGATGAGGTGGTCGAGACGGGCGTCAAGAGCCTGACCGCCGTCTACATCCGCAACGTCGGCCCAGAGCGAGTCTTCCGGGGAACAGGCCTCGGCCGGTCGGATTATGACGGCGTCGAGGCGGAACTGGACGCACTTGATGAGACGTCCACCTCCCTGATGCGCGATCTACGCCTAGCCAGGGCGCGTCTGATTGTGCCCCAGGAGATGATGGAGAACTCGGGCGCGGGCCAGCCGGCCAAGTTCGATCTCGACCAGGAGGTGTGGGAGGCGGCACCGTCCGGGGTCCCGTCCTTCGGCAACGACCACCTCATCACCCCCTCCCAGTTCCTTATCCGCTCCCAGGATCACCTGGCGGTGATGAAGTCCCTAACCGAGTCGATCGTCACGGCCGCCGGCTACTCCGCCACCACCTTCGGCCTGGACGAGCCGCGTAGGGTGCCCGCAACTGCAACCGAGATCGTCAACCGAGAGCGAATGAGCTTCCAGACGCGGGCTAAGAAGATTGCCTACTGGATGCCAGCCCTCGCGGAGATCCTGGAGACCCTGCTGGCGGTCGACGCGGCACAGTTCCAAGAGCACGCGGTCTACCGGCCACGGGTGGACTTCGCTGACAGCATCCGAGACGACGAGCAGCAGACGGCGACCGTTGTCCATATCCTGCGCTCGGCCGAGGCGGCCTCCGCTGAGATGCGAGTTCGAATGGTGCATCCCAAATTCAGCGAGGCCGAGGTCGCAGCTGAGACCAAGCGAATCCTCGAGGAGGGCGCGGCCCCGGTGCCGCCACCCAACATGGACCCCATGCCGCAGAGCCCCAACGGCCAGCCCGCTGATCAGCCGACAGACGGCGAGCGGGTAGGTCATTTCGCGGCATCGGCCGAAGGAGAATAAATGGCACGAGTAGATATCACGGCAACCCGCCTCACCCCGGACTCATCTGCGGCCGACGTGGCTGAGAGCGCGGTGGCCATCAATGCGGCCCTTGGGCATCGCATCCTCATAAACGTCAAAGCCAAGGCTGTGGCGATCAGGATCACCAATACCCACACCTCCACCCACGCTGTGACCGTTCAGGGCGGGGCGCCGGTGGGCAACTCACGCGGCTCCTACACCATAGGATCTGGCCCGGTTGCGGCAGCCGACCCGGATTTTGTGACCGCGGTGATCCCGGCAACGACCGGCGTCCGCTGGCTCGCCCCCTCCGCGGGGCGGTTCTTCCGGGGGGATGGCTCCTACTGGCTGAACTTCGAGGCCGGGCACACCGGGACGATTAGCGCGATAGAGATTTCCTAGCTCGGCGTAAGCGCCTCGACTCCCCCCGGCACATTCAAGATCGCCCCGGCGAACTTTGCGTAGACCCAGGGGTTGTCCTCTGCCCACCGCCAGAAGTGCTCGTCGCAGAAGAGAACCTTCCACGGTTTGCCCTCATCGTCCCCGGCCGCAAACATCCACAGCGCGCGGCAATGGGGCGTCTGGCAGAGCAGCCGATTTTTCTTCATCTAGCTCAGTTTAGCCCCTTCCCTAGTGCGGCACACCGATTACAGGGTGCCTGCCGTAATCACCCCGGCGTCCCAGCGCCCTATCTGGGAACCTGGCGTCCCGGCTCCGCCCTATGAGCCGACACGGCCACACCAGGCCCTAAACGGAGGACGAAATGTCCGAAGCCATCACCGACCAGACAGACACATCCGCTGACCAGACAGACGCGCAGCCCGAAGCCGAAGCACAGCCCGAAAAGGCGGCCAAAACCTACAGCAAGGCCGAGATGGACGGCCAGATCAAGAAGGCTGTGATAGCGGCCAAGCGGGAGTTTGGAGACGTCCTCGAGTTGAGGACGAAGGCCGAGCAATTCGACCAGCTCCAGGAGTCCTCCAAGTCCAATGAGGACAAGCTGCGCGAGAGGGCTGACCGGATGACCCGTGAGCGCGACGCGGCGCTGACGCGGGCCGAGGCCACCCAGATTCGCTCCGCTGTCATCTCGACGGCGTCCCGGCTTGGGTCCGTGGACCCGGAGGCGGTGGCATCACTGCTCTCACATGACGACCTCGTCATCGAGGGCGACCAAGTGCTGGGGGTCGAGGAGGCCGTCAAGGCGCTCCTCAACAACAAAGCCTATCTCCGCACCCCGAGCGCAAATCGTGCCGGCGCCGAGATGGGTGGTCCCAAGCAAGAGCAGGGGCCGATCCTCCAGTCCCAGATCAAAGCATGGGCAGGCGGCCGCGACGGCGGGCTGACCCCAGAGCGAATCAACCAAATCGAAGAAGCGCGCAGGGCCGGGCGAATCCTGGTCGGCCGCTAACCAGGGGGCCACATTGTGACCTCCGCCACCACTAAGGAGTAACTATTCGTGGCAGACGTCACATATACGACCGCCCAGGCGTTCATCCCAGAAATATGGGCGATGCGCGCGTTCCAGGTGTTGCGGGCCAACATGGTCCTCGCCAACCTGGTGACAACCGACTCAGACGTCGGTTCGTTTACGCAGGGAGACATTCTCCACATCCCGTTCCCCGGCACCTTCACGGCGACAGCCAAAACGGCTAACACCGCTGTGACCCTCCAGGCTCCGACCGACACCGACGTGACGGTCACCCTGAACAAGCATTACGAGGCATCGTTCCTAGTTGAGGACATCGCCCGCGCAATGCAGAACCAGTCCATCATGGACCGCTACATCCGCAACGCGGTCGTGCCGTTGGCAGAGCAGATCGAGGGCGACCTGTTCGCGCTCTACACCGGGCTTTCCAACACCGTCACCTCGGCGTCGATGGACGATGCCCAGCTCAGAGCGGCTAACCTGCAGCTGAATAAGCAGAAGGTCCCGCGTACCCGCCGCTCCATCGTGGTCGCGCCGGAAGCCGAGGCTAAGCTGCTAGGCGCCTCCAACCTCCAGACCTTCTTCGCCTGGAACCAGGGCGGCGGTATCGTCCGCGAGGGCCAGGTTGGCCGGGCCTATGGCATGGACATCTTCATGTCGCAGTTGGTCCCGCTTTCCACCACCCTCAAGAACCTCGCGTTCGACCCGGACGTCTTCATCCTTGCGATGCGGGCCCTGCCGGAAGCCGGGAACCCCGGCGTCGACCAGACGGTCTTCACCGACCCCGAGTCCCGCCTGACCTTCCGTCAGACGGTCAGCTACAGCCCCAGCTACCTGGGCCTCCAGGTCACCCTGGACGTTCTCTACGGCGTGTCGATTCTCCGCAACGCCGCTGGGGCAGTCGTCCTAACTCCGTCCACTGGGTAATATCCGGATCGTCCGGAGCTGGCCGGCTAGAGCGCCGGCCGGCCGTGCCCGCGTCGTGGACAGCCTTGAGCGCCTGGTCATATCGAACTACGACTATGGCCGGGCGCTTGCCTTGCTAGACGACGACGTTGTGATCCTCGAATGGGACGTAGCCGTCGAAGACCAAGCCCTGACCGAGTTCTGTGCGCGGGCCGAGAAGGCACGCAACCGCGTGCGTGTGGCGCCCTACCTCCTCTACCCCGTGAGTTCAAACCGGACTCACCCCGTGTGGGCGCATCGACTGATGATCCCCGGAGGGGCCCAGCCCGTGCTGGCTCACAAGCACTCCACCGAACTTAGCCGGGATGAGTTTGTCGAATTGGCGAGCGGTCTCCGCTGGGTAAGCGGCCCGGAAGAGGCGGCCTGCACTCACTTCGGCCTTGGTATGGCCTACCTACCCCGGAGCCTGGTCGCAGGCTTCCTGACCGACAACACCCGACTGACCGATCAGACCTTTTCCCACTGGCACTGGGACACCCTTCACCGCCTCGTGCCTATCGACTGGGATATCCGGCCCGTGCATCTGCACAACTAAAGGAGCACTCAATTGGCAAGAGACGTTGTAACCAGCACCAAGCTGGGCAGGAACGCTGACATCGCAGACGTCGCCGGAGTGGCGATCAACACCACCAACGGCACCCAGGTGGTCGCTAACAAATGGCGGAAGACCGTCATCGAGATCACCAACACCGCGGCCGCAACCAAGGTCGTCACCCTCCGCAAGGCGACCAACTCCCAGGACATCCCCGCGTCCGACTACTCGACCGCCGCCATCGCCATCACCACCGGGGTGCAGGTATTGGGTCCGGTTGGCGGCCAGTACGTGCAGGCAGACGGCAGCGTCTACCTCGACTACGTGGCCGGCCACACCGGCGTCGTGCGCGCCTACGAGCTGCCGTAATGGCGGAGCCCGAATTGGCGCCGCTTCTGCCCGGAACGGAGTTCATCAAGAACCCGCTCGGCGTCGTCCATGACGTTGACGAGAACCAGATCGCGGTGCCCCTCGCCAAGAAGGGTGAGGGCGGATGGAAGTTCGCCACCCCCGAAGAGGTCAAGGAGTACTGCAAGGTGAACAACATCGAGCAGCCCGCTCGCCGGACGGCCTCCGACGCCAAGCAGGCCACGGCTGAGGGCGATGCGCTCAAGGCCGAGGACGTAAAGGTCGCCGTGGCTGCCGCGAGGGCCGTCGACAGCAAGGAGTAGCCGATGGCCTACGCGACCACCGCCGACCTGACGACCTGGCTGGGTAGCCCGGCTCCCGCCGACGCTACGCGCCAGCTTGCCCGAGCGGCGCTTGAAATCGACTACGCCCTGATGGGGTCGGTCTATGCCGTTGATACCAACGGGCTGCCTACCAGTGCCACCGTGATCGCAGCCCTACGGGACGCCAGTACCGCTCAAGTGGAGTGGTGGATGGTGGTTCAGGACGAGGTCAGCGCGGCAGACAACAAGAGCCGGATAGAGGCGACCGACCAGAACGTGAATACCAAGGACGGCCCGGGCGGGCGCCCCAAGCTGGCGCCCCGGGCCTCGGTGATCCTGCACCTGGCCAAGCTACTCCCGGCTAAGGCGGTCGTGTAAGTGGCCCTGAACCGCGCCGGGGCGCGGGCAGCAGTGGCGGCCTGGTTCGCGCCCGGCGCCGTCCCCGGGCTCTGCTGGGTATACACGGCCTTTCCCAGGAGCATCCCAGTCGCCAACTACACCAGCGACATGCCGGCGAACACGCTCTCCGGGGCGGTGGGCATCGTCCACCTCGTCACCTCAGCCGAGGTTCGGCGTTCCATTGGGGGGGCGCACGGCGGCAAGAAGCACACCACCTACGACTGCGAGCTGCAGATCGTGGGTCGCTCCACCCAAAAGCTGGGGGAGGACGCGATGGCCGACTTCGACGCCGTGATCGACGGTGCGGTCACCCGGCTCCGCGCCGACCGCACCCTGGCCAGCGGCGACGTGTTCCAGGCCGGCGAAGCCTACATCAACGTCGAGTCAGCCGAGCCGGATTTCAAGCTCGGCCTCACATGGACCTGGTCGGCCATCAAGTTCGACCTCAGCCAGTTCGTCAATGCCTAAAGGAGAACCCATGAGTCACACCTACACCTGGCGCGGAGACACCGTTGAGGTGCCTGGCTTGGGACTCAACCTCATGCGCGACCAAGAGTTCACTACCACCGAGCCATTCAACCATCCGGACGCCGAAGAGGTTGTCCCCAAGAAGACCACCCCAAAGGAGACTAAATAAATGCCACAGCAGAAGACATCCCTCTGGGTGGGCTTGGGCAAGGAGACGGTTACTGGAACTTTCGCGCCGCCGGTTGACTGGATTCCGGTGCTCGCCTTCGACGGCTTCAACAACGTCCACTACATCGCGGATAAGGGAATTCGCGGGTCTGCTGTGGAGGTCTACGGCTACGTCCCCGCCCAGGGCGAGGGTGAGATCAGCTTCTCGGGCGACGTCTTCCCCGAGTCCATCCCCCGAGTCCTCTTGGGGCTCATGGGCGAGCTTGCCTCAGTTACCACGCGGACCGTCTCTGACGGGGTGACCACCATATCCGCTGCCACCATCACCTCGGCCACGGCTGCTTTCACGCAGGCCGACATCGGCCGCACCGTCACCGCAGGCTCCAACTTCGCCGCGAACACGACCATCATCGGCATCACCAGCGCCACCGTAGCCGTCACCTCGACGGCGGCAACCGCCTCAGGCACGGCGCTTGCTCTTGTCGTCGGCACCACAGCCCAGTACGCCCACAACATCACCGTCCTGAACACCGCCCCGATGGTGCCGCCGACCTACTCTCTGACGGTCTACAACGGCGTCACCTACGAGGGCTACACCGGCCTGCTGTTCAGCGAGGCGGCGTTCAAGTTCGCCGCCGACGGGCTGCTGGGCTATTCCTGCAAGGCCCTGGGCAACCTGAGCGCAACCCAGACCGGGCCGTACACGGCGGCCTTCAACGCCAACCCCCCGATCGCATCCTGGACTGGCTCGATGAGCTTCGCCGGCACCGTCACTGCTCTGCTGGAATCGGCGGACGTGACAATCAAGCGCCCTGTCAACCCGATTCCCAACATCGACACCGTGCAGAGTCCCTACAAAATCTGGCCCGGCGCCCTGAGTTGCGGCGGCAAGGCCATGTTTATCTACGAATCGGACGCCATCGCCATCACACCGTATAAGGCGGGGACCATCCAGGCGGCGGTACTCAACTTCTCCACCGGCACGGGCGCGGCCAAGCGCAGCCTCCAGTTCGTGATGAGCAAGCTGCTGTTTATCAACCCCACCAAGCCGGTATGGGCGAAGGACTACGTGCAGACCGACTCGACGTTCGAGGCCGTGGCCAACACTACGGACGCCGGCGCCTCGGCTGGCTACTGTCCCGTTCGGGCCCAGCTGCAGAGCGCCATCACCGCTTACACCACGTAAGCCAATGACCCTCAAGGGCGTTGCCGAGTGGGGGGCGGCGATGACTGGCCTTGTGGCCAGCATGGACGCCGCTGTCCGCAAGTCCGTCCGCGAGGGTGCCGTCATACAGCAGAAGGCCGCCCAGGCCAACATCGGCGGCGCCCCGCGGTGGGTGAACGGCGTCAACTACCCCCGCGGCGGCGGTCCTGGCGAGATCAGCGGCAAGCTGGCGAAGGGCATCAAGTATTCGCCGGTGCTGAAGACTGGCTCCGCCCGGTACAGCACCACGCTGCGGTCGAGCGTCATCTACGCCAACAAGACCGAGTCGCGCTATCCCTACTTCCAGCCTGGCGTGAGGGCATCGACGCCCGCCGTGGACCTGGTGTTCCTAAAGAACTACGCCGAAGTCATAGCGCGCGCCTAAGCAACTAGAGGGGCCAAGGAGGAGAGTTTGCCACGCATAGAACTACCCAAAGACAACTGGGCCGAGCTGAGAGAACCCGACGAGGTTTCTGAGCGCGGCCGCCGTCCCATCCTGTCCGCAATTACCCGCGTCACCCCCGCCGGCTGGGAGGCGCTGAAGAAGCTCAACCCCGAAGAGGTGAAGGCTGCGGTCGGGTCTGGCGAGCCAAATGACGAGGTGGTGGCCAAGGTCTCCACGCTGGCCAATGACGACCTGGCGGCACTGCAGGCGGCCAACGACTGGTGCATCGTGGCGCTCGTCAGGGAGTGGAGCTTCGCGCAGCCCATCACTATTGACGGTGCCCTGGACCTGCCGGGGGCGGCCTACGACCTGCTCCGCGATGCCTGTGCGCCCGCTATCGAGACGCTGTTCGTGAGCTTCGAGCCCGTGGTGGAGGCCGGCAAAGTGGACCCCGATAGCCCTTTCGTGCCCTCAACCGAATCAAATGGGCACTCGAAGGCGGAGATATCGACGCTCGAAACCCCCTCCCCGCCGAGTGGCGAACCTATCAGCTCATCCAGCTCGGTTTGAGCTTGAACGAGGCCGATGAGGTGAGTGCCCGGCGGGCTGACTGGCTCCTAGCCATCCACGCCACCGTGGTAAAGCACCAGAACCGCGAAGCCGAGAGGGGGAGCAGCTAGGCCGTGGGGCTACTTGCGATAGGGGGCGGTGGGGTGCAGCCGATGGAAGCGCTCATCCGCAGCGGCTCTGGCGCACGTCTTGCAGGTGCGGCCGCCTTGCTTCGAGATATAGCTGTTGTCTGCGTACGCATGTCCCTGCGGGCAATGGGTCTTGACCCGGTTCTGGTAGCCGCTACCAAGCGGCGGCGGCGGGATCTCCTGGGCGGGTATGTTAGTAGGTCGGGGCAGCGTTCGCAGGATAGTTTGCGGAGCGGCGATGTAAGCGTCCACCGCAGCGCGCTTTGTCTCATACCAGCCGAGGGCTGCGTTGCATCGAGGACAAAGCAGGCCACGGACCCGTCCCGTCGCGTGGTCATGATCAACGGCCACCCGCTTGGTCTCGGCAAAGGGACGCTGGCAGAGCGCGCAGGCATGCCCTTGGCGCGCCTGGAGTTGTACGCGTGAGTCTGCTGATAGCCGATGTCGGTAGAGGTCATAGCCGCCTTCGCGCGACTTCTCCCTCCGACGTTGTGCGTATTCCGCGACCTTCGCCGGATGCTCCGCGCGCCACTGACGCCGTTCCTCGAGCAGTCGGTCGCGGTGCAGCCAGTAGCTCCGGCGACGCAGTAGCCGTATCCGGTCGAGGCCGCTCGCCTCGTTATACCGCTGGTGTTGTTCGGGTGTTGCCACCCGACTATCTTAGCACAGGATAAGCCAATGGGACTTTTGCCACCTATTATAAGCGTATTAGAGGGGGACATAACTGGCTTCACCCAAAAGATGGGCCAGGCCAAGGGCCAGCTGGATGAGGTCGACCGGCTCAGTTCGGGCATAAGCAAGCGCCAAGTCCAGGCTACGGCTATGGGGATGATGGCGGTGGGCGCTGCCTTCACGGGCGCGGGCGGGGCGCTGGTGGCCATCTCCTCGAAGCTCGAGGCGGGGGAGCAGATGCTCCAGCAGACCATCACCAACTCGGGTCACAAATACGCCGACTACAAGGACCAGATCGACAAGACGATCAGCTCCCAGGCGCGCTACGGGCACAGTTCAGCCGATGTCAACGAAGCCCTATCCAAGCTCACGATCGCCTTCCAGGACCCCAAGAAGGCCCTCGACCAGATGGCCCTGGCGGCTGACATCGCGGCCGTCAAGCACCTCTCCCTGACGGCGGCCGCCGACATGGTGGGGCGCGCGCACGCCGGGTCGGGGAAAGCCTTCAAGGAATTCGGCATAAACGTCAAGGACCAGGCGTCGCTGATAATGGAGGCCACCAAGGCCACCCACGCCCACGAACTCGCCTTGACCACGCTGACCAAGACCCAGGATGCGCTCACCCAGCTGGAGGCGCGAGACGCGGGGGTCAAGTCGCTCTCAATCGGGCAGCAGCAGGCGCTGGCCAAGGCCCACGAGGCTGTAGCGGCAGCTCAGGGGAAGGTAAGCGAGACCGCCCAGGCTTCAGT